AAAAACAACTAAAGGATAAATAATGAAATGGTCTAAATATAGTTCATTAAAAACTGCAAAGAAGGTTGCATTTGAGAAGGTTGCTGAAGTAAAAGATAGCGATGACAATGTAACAAAAGAAGCTCATGTTGTTTTATCTCAGAAACGCTTTGATGGTGAAACTGGCGAAGCATTGGCTGATTCTAAACGAGAGTATTCTCTATCTGAATTAGAAAGAGAAAAGGCTCGTTATGATAAAGATATGGCAGAAGCAAAAGCAGAAAGTGATGAATTAGCAAAAGCAATAGCAGATTTTAAAAAACTTTAACTAACACAAGGAGTCAATAATGGCTAAAGAACAAAAAGAAAAGCCAGTCTTGAATCTTGATGGAGAAGAATACATCATCGAGGATATGACTGATTCACAAAAAGAACTTGCAGGTCAGGTTGCATTAGACCAAGACCATGTAAGGGATATACAAAACAAGCTGAATACAAATGCTTTCATGCGACAACAATTAGTTGAATGTGAAAAGGCATTTGTAGAGAAGTTTCAAAAAGGTTTAGCAGAGCTTAAAAAAGCTTTAGAACCTGAAGAAGTGGAAGCTGAAGCATGAAAAAATACAAAGCTACATATATAGTACCAACTGGTAAGTATGAATCTGATTCATTAATTGGATTAATAGCTGAAGTACTAAAACATAGATTCTTTCATCTTTTAAATCATAGAAGGTGGATGGATTAATGATTGTTAGAAGGTGTAGTCAGGGTCATCGAGTAAGACTCCATAGAAATACAACCCCAGGAGCAACCCGAGTAAAGACATATCCAGATGGAACGAAAGAGACTCTGGCTTACCCTTCGTCTTATGATTATTTTGTAGATGTAGATGGAACTGTAGCAAAAAAAAGTAATAGTTTTAAAGTTGCTGAAGAATTTTATGTATGTGCAAAAAAGCATGGTGATGGACATGGTAGATTGATAGTAGGAGGTCATCATATAATAAATGGTGTTGCTACAAGTCAATCTGATTATCCAACTATGGATAATACTAAAGCAGAAATACAAGATTTTTATGATAAACGTGGAATTTCTTATGGTTCTAATGAAACTAAGTCAGAACTTTTATCACGAATAAGATTAACGTCTGGACCATTTCAAGCAAAACATATAGTAAAATGACATTAGAACAAATATATCAAGCTCAGAACAACAAGCAAAAAGAAGTAGTTGTTAGTGTTCCAGAGTTAACTCATTTAGTAAAACATTTAGATTTATTATATTCTCAATTTATGAAAAGCAATCAAGAAGAATCTAATGAAGGACAGCCTTTAGTAGAAATACTTGGCAAACCTTATATACAAACTAGAGCTTGGTTTAATTCAGGTCAGGGAATAAAACAATCAGCAGCAGTGGAGTAATAATGAATAATCCTATAGCAAAATTAGTATCATGGCAACAAAGCACTGGTCAACTTGATGGTTGGACAGCGTATCATATTGCTGCAGGTGCGTTTTTATGTAAAATATTTCAATGGTTACATTGGAGTGATTTCTGGTGCGTGATGGGTGTGTTTATTATTGGTGTATTATGGGAAATATTTGAATGGATAATTGAAGATTGGAGACCTTATGGTTCTAAAAAGAAATGGGCTTATAATACAGCTTCAGATTTAATAGTTGAAACAGCTATGGCTTGGTGGATGGTGCTTTGAGTGGAAAGCCTGAAACAGCACGAAGTTATAGAGGTGCAGTCGTTGATGATAACGCCATTATATCTATTAATATCAAATGGTTACTTCAGTCAGCAGTGGTTATTGCGGGATTGGTGTATTCATATTATTCAGTCATTCAAAGAATTACTGAGTTAGAAAGAGAAATGTCAGATGCAAATAATACAATTACAGAATTAGTTGAAAAACATATAGAAGAAGAACAACAACGTTATCAAGAAATGGAAGCAGAACTAAAATGGTACGAAAAAAATATAAATCCTTTTGCAAAAAAGAAGAAAAAGTGAATACAATATTTTATCTTATGGGGTATGATTTAAAAGAAATGCAAGAATTAACAGTTCTTTTTTGGGAAAATAGGATGTATAATCCAACTATAAAAATGGCAGAGGCTTAAATGGATTTCATGGCAGTATATGGCGAAGCTGGAATGATTGGAGTTGTTGGAGTCATGTTTGTGTATTTAGTTATGTCTCTATCTAAAAAATCTGAAACTCAGCAAGATGCATTAGAAAAATTAAAAGTTGAAAACAGAGGTCAATCTGAAACACTTGAGAACATGGAAGGTATGATTATTAAGTTAATTGGTAGATGGAATACATCTGATGATAAATTAGATAGAAAGTTTGACGCTATTACAAAAGAAATAAATGACCTTGATAATCAAGTATCAGAATTAAAAGGCTCAATGAGCAGAATAAATGGCAGACACTAAACCTATATCAGACTCAAGCAGTCTTAATATTTCACTTCCAATGCTATTTCAAGCGATTGGCTTAATTGGTGCTATGGTGTGGGGATATGGAGAATTGAACTCAAGAATATCTTTTTTGGAATATCAAGTAAGTATTAATGAAGAGCATATTAGCAGACTAGAAGAAGATGCTAAAGCAAATCAAAATGCAGAAATACCTGCTGATATAAAACAAAATCAAAGAATTGAATATCTTGAAAAAGAAGTAGATAGATTAAGAAGTGCAGGGAATTAAGATAGATATGAAGTTTGCATTTAATATAATTAGTTTATTAGGAGCTATAGCTTGGGGTTGGTATCAAATGGAGTTAAGAGTTCAGGCTTTAGAAATGAAAATAGAACATAATGAAAAAATGGCTGTACTTCGAGACGAAATAATGGAAATAAAGAGCAAAGAAAATGGACTACGAACCGATTGATAAGTATAGACTTGATATAAAAGAAAGACTTACTAGAATAGAAACTATTCTACATAGGGAGCTACCTGACATAAAAGAACAGCTCAGATTGTCAAATGGTAGAACAAGGTCTCTTGAAAACTGGCGTAATTATATGCTAGGAGGAATGGCTTTGTTAACTGTTTTACTTGGAGCTTTAAAATAAAAGGAGAAAACATGGATATTAAATCAATGTTAATTAAACTTGCTGAACAGCAAGCAGAAAAAATGCAAGAAGAAGCTGTAAAGCATCTAGGCTCAGATGAGATGACTGAAAAGATTGCTAGTGCAATCAATAAAAGAATCGACATCCCATTTGTTTCTGAAGATAAAGAACAAATATTCTTTGAGAAAATCGTAGATGTAGTTACAGATATTCTTGAAGGTGTTTTTAAAGGTAAGTAATCATGCCTAGAGGAAAAGGAACTTACGGTTCAAAGCGTGGTAGACCACCTAAAAAAGCTAAGAAATCATCATCTAAAAAAATGAAGAAAAGGTATTAATAAATGGCTGACGCTGGAACTTCAAATATATCTACTGAAATATTTCTAGATGAAATACGTTCTAAAATATCTGGTATATGTGATTATACACCTGCAGACGCTGATGATAAATGGGTATTTGCTGAAGTAGGAGTTACTGGTAGTAGTGGTGATTTACTTGGAACAACAAATTTTCTTGGTACAACAACTGCAATCGTAGTAGCTGATGATGATGTAGAATGGATAGCTATAAAGAATATATCTGCAACAGCAACAGATGGGATAGCTGTAAGAATAGACGCTGGTACAGCCGCTTGGAATAGTGCTGGTAATATGTTTATAGGGGCTGGGGAGATGTTAGTTATGAAATGTCGTTTAACTCCAATTGGCTCTGTCCATGTTATACCAGTTACAATGACTGGAGCATCTGGTAAACCTAGTGGTACTCATAGTGGTACTGTAAATTGCCATGTTGCTGCAATATTAGCAGATGGTGGCTCGTGATATGCCTAAGAAAATATTTACTGTTAGAGATTTTTCTGGTGGGATTAATTCAGTACAAGACCCTAGAGATATTGATAAAAGAGAGTTTGCTTATTTAAACAACTTTTATGTAGACCAGCTTGGAGCTTTAAGACCTTCTGGTAGTTTAATAACTCATAATGGTCTAGTATCAAATAAAAGTATTTCTAGTAAAAGTGCTTTTGTGATTGGTGACTCTGGTGGTAGAAATCTGTTTTATTTTGAAAGCGACCATGATATTTCTGGTGGAGCTGGTCTTTCTGGTGCTAGTGTTGAATTTCATAATGGTGGAGCTGAAGGCAACTTAAGTAGTCCTACTGCTCCTCCTCCAGCTTCAGGTTTGTAATGGCACTTCCTGTAGGGCAATATGCAAGAATATTAAATACTGAAACTGGGTTTTCTAATTTTTCAGTTGGGGATACTGTAATTGTTAAAAATACTGACGATAATGATGGCATATACACAGTAAACTCTATAACAACTGATGGTAGTCATTCTTATATGGGATTGACTGGTTCTCAAATTGTAAATGAATTAGACCAAACTGATGTAGATATTATTCCAGTAGGAACAACTGGTGATAAATTAGTAGCATTGGGAGATGAAGATTCTGGTTCTATAAATATTTGGTCTTATAATGGTTCTACTAATTCTAGTACTGGAACTGTAATAGAATCTGGAACGCCAGGTGTTGAAGTTGGAACAAGTGGATGGACTGCAAATGCAATAAGCCCAGTTATGTCTGGTAGCACTGCTCAATTTGTATTTACTGCTGGTCAAGGTTCGTTAAGGGTTTGCGATTCTAATGACGCTAATACCTCATTAATAAAACATTATAAATTT